GAACTGGGTGCGTTTGAGCAGGCTGCTGTTGATGCGTTCAGCAACATTTTTGACACGATTGATTCGGCGTTGGCTGATGGCCTGATTTTGTCGGGTGCGGCTTCTCAGTTGCGTGAGTATGCGGCTAGTGAGCGGAAGACTTTGCAGGCGATTGCGAAGCAGCGTGATGTGTTGGCTGGCAAGGTTGATGTGGCTAGAACCATAACGGCTGGTGTTACTGGTTTGTTGAGCATCACTAACTTGTTGGAATCTTCTAGCCGTAGTGTGACTGAAACTGTGCGTTCGATTGTGAATGGCATTGATGTTGCGGTGACTAAGACTTTTGATGTGGTTGAGTCTGGTGGCCTGGTGGATAACTTCCAGAAACTGGTTGATAAGACTAAGGCGTTTGCTAAGAACCTGGTTGCTTTGAAGAAGTTGGGTTTGAATAAGCAGTTGTTTGCGCAGCTGGTTCAGGCTGGTGCTGATGCTGGTGGCGCTACGGCTGAGGCGATTGTGGCTGGTGGTTCGGACACGATTAGTGCGTTGAATGGTCTTTACAATGAGTTGGCTTTGTCGGCTTCTGACATTGCGGCTAATGCGACTGACACGCTGTATGAGGTGGGTCAGCAGGTTGTGAGCAACGGTTTCATTGAGGGTCTTTTGTCGCAGGATTCGGAGTTGCAGAGGGCTGCACAGACTTTGGCTGATGCGTTTGCTGACACTTTCACAACACAGTTGCAGTTGGCTGTGGATGCGGTGTTGCCGACTGGCACGAGTTTGGTTGACCAGGTTGCTGCCGTAAATTTGGCTGGCACTGGTGGTGGTCGTGGGTTGATGACTAACACGGCTTCATCGGGTCGGGCGACTGTGTTCAATGTGAATGTGTCTGCCGGTGTTGTCACCGATCCGAACGGTTTGGCCAGAACGGTGATTGATTCGGTGAAGAAGTTTGAACGCGCCAACGGTTCGGTTTGGGTTGCTGCCTGATGCCTGCCGTTGTTGAGAAGGTTGAACTTGGTTTCGATGAAAATGGGCCAGGTAACTTCTTTATTCTTGATGACCCTGTTCAGGGTGTGTTAGACAATCCTGGTTATGTGCTTGGTGGTGGGTCGTTCTTCTACGATGTGTCGGCTTATGTGACACAGATTAATGTGAACCGTGGTAAGAGCCGTGCGCTAGACCGTTACCAGTCGGGTGTTGTGTCTGTGACTTTCAATAACCGGAACAGGTATTTTGACCCGACTTATTTGGCTTCGCCGTTTTATGGTCAGATTGTGCCTCGCCGTGATGTGCGCATTACGGCTAATGGTGAGTTGGTGTTCTTGGGAACGACTGAGGACTGGAATTTGGATTATGCGCCGAATGGTGATTCGACTGCGACTGTTTCGGCTGCTGACGGTTTCGCGTTTTTAGCTGGTCAGACTTTGACCACTGGCACTAACCCTGTTGAGTTGTCGGGTGCGCGTGTGAGCCGTGTGTTGGATGACCCTGGTGTGGCGTGGCCTGCTGGTGCTAGAAGCATTGACACTGGCACTGCGACTTTGCAGGGCGATGCGGTGACACCTGCCGATAACGCTTTGCAGTATTTGCAGCTCATTGAGTCTTCTGAGCCTGGTGAGTTGTTTGTGGGTCGTGACGGCAAACTTGTGTTCCAAGACCGTAACAAAACTTTCCCTTCGACTGCAGTGCCGTTGCTGACCGATGACAACACAGGCATCACTTATGCGCAGGTGCGTGTGGTTTATGGTTCTGAGTTGTTGTTTACACAATCTGAGGTGAGCCGCAAAGGTTCTTCGACTATTGTGCAGGCTAATGACTTGTCGGCTCAGTCTGATTATGGTGTGCGAACACTGACTTTGGATGGGTTGTTGCAGAACACTGATGATGCGTTGGTTGAGCTGGCCACTTATTATGTGACTTTGTATGCGGAGCCTGAGTATCGTTTTGACCAGGTGGAAATCATTTTGTCGCAGTTGTCTTTGACTGACCAGAATAAGATTTTGGGTTTGGATTTGGGTTCCGCGGTGCAGGTGCAGTTCACACCTAATGGCATTGCACCGGCTATCACCAAGTTTGCGAGGGTTATTTCTATCAGCCACACGGCTTCGTTGGTTGATCATAAGGTGGTTCTTGGTTTGGGAACGCTGAACGCAACATTGTTCCAGTTGGATGATGTGGCGTTTGGTATCCTTGACACAGGAACTTTGGCGTTCTAAGGAGTTATTTTGGCTGGTTTGGGTTTTCGCACTTTTACATCTGGTGCGGTGTTGACTGCTGCGCAGGTGCAGAATTATTTGCAAGACCAGGTTGTGCAGGTTTATGCGAACAGCACGGCTAGGTCTAGTGCGCTTGGCACGGCTGTTAGTGCTGGTATGGTGTCGTTTTTGACTACTGGTGCGCAGCTTGATTATTACAACGGTGCTGGTTGGACTGGGTTGAACTACACTAGCATTACTAACTCAACTGTTTCGGCTTACACGGTCACTGCGGCGGATCACAACAGGACTTTTGTTTCGGCTTCGACTGCTGCGCAGACGATTGTTGTGCCGGATGTGTTTGAGATTGGTGAACGGTTTGATGTTGTGCGTGACGGTGCTGGCACTGTGAGTATTAGTGCTGGAACTGGTGTGACTACTTGGGCTGGTGCTGGAACTGCTGGCACGGCTAAGTCGTTTGCGATGGGAACACAGTATTCGGCGGCTTCGGTTATCAAGGTTGCGGCTAACAGTTACCGTGTTATTGGTGCGGTGGCCTAATGTCGCTTCTTCCGCTTGGCCTTCTTAGCCAGGGTGGCGGTGGCGGTGCTGCCGGTGCGTTTGAGTTGATTCAAACTGCAAATGGCACAGGGTCAAGTGGCATCATTGATTTCACTTCGATTCCTGCCACCTATAAGCATTTGCAGATTCGTTACACTGCAAAAAATACTTCGACTAGCGCAGACTTGAACATAACATTCAACAATGTGACTACGGCTAGTTATTCCAGGCATCACATGGTGGGTAACTCTGTTTCAACTGCGGCGGCAGCGGCAACATCGGCTTCAAACATTTCGTTGATCGATGGTGTTGCACCAAGCACCACAGCCAATGTGACTACTAATGGTGTGATTGACATTCTTGATTATTCGGAGTCAACTAAGAACAAGACTTTGCGCGCCATGTATGGTTTGATTCAGGCTTATTCGACTAGCAGAATTTATGTGGCATCTGGCGTTCTTGAATCCACAACTGTTGTGAGTCGTGTCACCTTGACTGCTTCTGGTAACAACTTTTCGACAGCTTCGCGCTTTTCACTTTATGGAATAAAGGGGTAATAATGCCAGCAGGAGTTTCAGCATGGACAGCGTTGGCGAATGTAACGCTTGCATCACCGGCAGCTTCGGTGACCTTTTCAAGCATCAGCAGTTCTTATCGTGATTTGCGACTTGTGTTTGCTGGCGGAATAGGTTCTGCCAATCCAACTTTTGTGCTAAACGGTGACACGGCTAGCACTTATCTGTGGACAACCCTTGAGGGTAATGGTTCTGCTGCTTCAAGTGCTTGGAACGGCAACAATTATGGGTCGTTTGCCAACAACTACATTCTTGGGTATAACAGCACTGGCCTTTTGATAACTATGGACATTCTTGATTACACGGCAACCGATAAGCACAAAACCATTTTGAGCAGGGCAGGTAATACGGCCAGAGGTGTTCACGCTGTTGTGAATCGTTGGCCATCAACTGCTGCTGTTGCAACTATTCAACTAAATTCCAATGCGACTAACTTCACGACTGGTTCAACTTTTGCATTGTATGGGGTGAGTGCATAATGCAACTAATCAGCTCGGTGAGCGTTGGCGGTGCTGGTGCGGCCACCATAGACTTCACATCAATTCCTGGCACATTCACAGACCTAATGCTCGTTTTGTCTGCTCGTGCGACAAGCACAACGCCGACAATAACTGTGGCGTTCAACGGGTCGTCTGCTTCTTTTACTAACATCTACTTGGAAGGCGTTTCGGCTTTTGGGGTTTCATCGGTTACTGGAACGACCTTTGTGGGCAACGCTTCAATAAGCACACACTCTGCTTCAACTTTTGGCAACCTGTCAATTTACATTCCCAACTATGCTGGTTCGGCAAACAAAAATTTCAGTGTTGATTCGGTCACAGAGAACAACGGTGCAGGGGCTGTGGCTGAACACATTTTTACTGGTATCAGGGCTGACAGTGCAGCTATCACGCAGGTGACTTTAAGTTTGGCAAATTTTGCGCAGTATTCAAGTGCCTACCTTTACGGAATCCTTAAGGGTTCTGGTGGCGCAACCGTTTCATAACAACTAATCAAAGGAATAAAAATGGCACTAATGAAAATTGTGGTCAACTGTGAAACCGGTGTGACCGAAGAAATCGAACTAACACCAGAAGAAGTTGCAGAAATAGAAGCAGCTCAGGCACAGGCTGAGTTGGATCGTGCAGCTGCCGAAGCGGAAGCATCGCGCCTGGCTGCGTTGAAGACATCAGCAAAAGCGAAACTTGTTGCCGGTGAACCTTTGACCACCGAAGAAGCATCACTGCTCATCGGGTAAACTAGACCTGTAAACGCACCGAATCTACGCCTCGGTTTTATTGTGAGAGGCCGTAATGGATAACGGTAACGACAAGCTTTTGATTCAACTGGTTCGTGACATCGCTGAGGTGAAGGCGATGGTGCAGAACTATGCGGACATTGAGTTGCGTGTGCGTGAGCTTGAAAAGGCGCGTTGGAAGTCTGCCTGGATTACTGGCCTGTTGTCGGCTGCTGTTAGCAGTTCGGCTGTTGCTATCATTATTCGTTTGGTTGTGATGTGATGTCGTGCGTGTATGAGCCGTTGAGGATGAAGACCCGTGAACGCCGTGATGAGTTGGGCAAGGCCACTATTGGTGACACTGGGAAGCCGCGTAAAAGGCCGCACCGTGGGAATGACTGGGGTGACCGTGCTGGTTCGGCTGGCAAAGACTTTTATGCGGTTCACGCAGGCAAGGTGATTGGGGTCATCAAGACCGGTGAGCTAGGCCACAGCGTGATTGTTGAGCGCATGGGTTGCCAGAATCCTAAGTGCCAGGGTCGTTTCGATGAATACAACCACAGTAATCACCCGACCAAGTTGAAGGTTGGTGACATGGTGACTCATAACACGGTTTTGAATCAGATGGGTGACATGGGTTCGCCTGGGGCTAATCATTTGCACATGAGTTCGGCGTTTGCCAGAGTGCCGCACGAAGCACCTGTGGATAAGTTGGTTGACCTGTTTAAAGACATTGATGCGGCAACGGCTGTTAGACGGGCTGAAAAGGCTGCTGCAACGGCTTCTAAGCCACTAATTCAGAATCCAGAGGGTCAGTGATGCGTGAGAAGATAAAAACCCGTCTAAACGCCGTAGGTGGCGTTCTAGGGGCTATTGTGTGGCGTGGGTTTGGGCTGTTCCTGTTTATTTTGGGTGGGGCTGCTGGAACTGGTGCTGTTGTGGTGGGTGACTGGGTTGTTGGTGTGCTGATCGCCTGGGTGACTTTGATGTTGGGTGTGGTTGGGGCTATCGGGTATGCGATTGCAACCACCGGTGCTGCCACTGAGGCTGATGTTGCTAAGGCTGCTCAGGATGCTGTGCAGAAGGCCAACGAAACTAAGAAATAGTTTCGGGCGTGGCCAGTCGTTCGTGAACCGTCAAACCACCAATGATGCCGTATGGCACAGCTGCTAACAATCCCCAATCGCGGCAGGGTTTCAGTAACGGACATTCTGCGCACAGGTTCTTTGCGACCTTTTCGGCCATGTCATACATTTCTGGGTCTTCAAATTCTTCGGGGTAGAACACTTGTGGTAGTTCTTCGCATGGCGATCCGCCGTTGTCGCGTTGCAGTTCCATGAGCCGTTTGTAGGCGTTGTCTGCTGTTTGTCGGTGGGTGGCCATAACATAAACCCTAACTGCGAGAAGGGTATTTTATGGCAAAGTTTTTGGGCAAGCACGAGTCGGGTTCGGCTGAGTGGTTGGCGTTGCGTGAGGGTGAGGCGGTTGTGACCGGCACTCTTGTTGGGCAGATTTTGGGTTTGAATCCGTGGGAGTCTGCGTTTACTGCTTGGGCGAAGGCCACAGGCAAGATTCCTAATGAGGTGAAGCAGTCGTTGGCGATGCGCTTCGGTCAGGTGTTTGAAGACCCGATAAAACTTGTTTGGTCTGAGCTGAATCCTGGTTATGAGATTGTCAGCGATGTTGGCACTTGGGCGCATGACGAGTTTGATTGGGCGCGCGCGAATCCTGATGGTTTGCTGAATTACCCTGACGGCACTAGCGGCATTTTGGAAATCAAGACCAGCCGTGTGCCCTTCGATGAAGTGCCACCACACTATCGGGCGCAGGTGCTTTGGTATTGCTTTGTGATGGGTGCGACTAAGGCGAAACTTGTGGCCTTGTTTGCTGGTAACGATCTGCGCGAGTTCGACATCGAATTTGACCAGTGGGAATTTGATGCAATGTTTGCCGCTGTTGAGCGTTGGCGCGAATGTGTGCTGAACGACACCAAACCCGACTGGGATGGGTCTGCCAGCACCTTCGAAACGGTGAAGGCCATAAACACCGGCACAGCTGACACGGCTGTTGACCTGGGCGATTTGGGTGTTCATGTTCAGAACGCACAATCAGACTTTGACAAGGCGGCTGAGTTGCTGACAGAGTTGAAGTCGCGCACTATCGATGCTTTGGGCGAGGCCAAAACTGGTTTCGTTGATGTCGGTGGTGAGCAGTATGTTGTTTGCACCAGAAGCGTGAATCGCAATGGTGTTGTTTCACTTACTATCAAGAAGGGTAAAAATGTCTGAGAACATTTGGGAATCACAGCTGGAAATCAACAAGATTTGCGACAAGCGAATTGCGTTGTTGGATCAGCAGTTGTCTGCGGTTACTGCTTTGGTTATTCGCCAGGGTGAGTTGTTGCAGGAGTTGGCTAAGTTGGCTGCGCCGACACCACCAGCTGACTCCACGGCAAAGCACCGTGCGAGTGACATTGGTGAGATGTAATGGCACAGTTCAATCTGGCCGATTACGAAACCGTTGAGCAACGCCACGCCAGGGTCATTGCACAGTTCCCTGACCTGCGCAGCATCATCATCAATCACACAACACCGGCTGACCGTGCTGTTGGGATGTGGGTGGTTGAGGCGCGAGTGTATTTGAACGCGGCAGACCAGGCAGCTGATTTGCCGAAGGCTACTGAGTGGGCGTTTGAGATTGATGGTGCTGGTTTGGCTAATAAGACCAGTGCGTTAGAGAACGCATGCACATCAGCTTTGGGCAGGTCTTTGCGGTGGGCTTTGGGTGGTTCTAAGGGTGCTAGTCGTGAGGAAATGTCGAAGGTGGCTGCTGGTAAGACACCATCGAAGCGCGACTGGTTGGCTGAGGCCGACAAACTAGCATTGACCTATGATGTTGACAGTTTGCGTTTGTTATACACCGATGCGGTGGCCGCTAAGGTTGCGCCTGAAATCTTGGAAAAGATAAAGGCGTATGGATCAACGGCTAAACCGTAAAATCCTGCTGGCTTCGATTGTGGAGTTGCAGGAAACTATTGCTTGGGAATTTTGGCATGGGTCTGCTGACACTTGTGAAGTTTTGTTGATTACTCAAAGGGAAAGGTTGCAGCGTGTTGATAACACCGGACATGGTGATTCAGGAATTGCAGAGATTGACAACGGAAGCGGCGAAAGCACCGGCGGCGATATTTGATGCTGAGAAGAAGTTGGCTGAGGCCGAGTTTGCGTTAGAGCGTGGGTTCAATTTGGCGTTTATGAACGCTGAGGGAACTGTGGCTGATCGCACTGCGTTGGCGAAGTTGGAAACAGGGCAGTTGCGCCTGGATGCTGACATTGCTAGGGCTGAGTTGAACAGGGTTAGGAATAAGGCGAAGCAGTTGGCTGATGCTGGTGTTTTGAATGCCACTATTGGTCGGCAGGTTGAGTTGCTTTTCAGGTCTGGTCACTAGCATTGACCTATGCCTATCAGTCAGCAGTGCGGTTTTTGCGGTTCATCGTTTGAGGTGAGTGGCGCGCGTGAGGTGGCTTTGTGGCGTGAATGGGTGCAGGGTCATCGTTGCGAGGCTACGCCTGATGTGACTGAAACACCGATTATGACTTCGGCTGACACGGCCACTGAGCGTATTGGGTTTCAGATGAAGTCGTTGAACATTGAGTTGCCGGATAAGCCTGGTTGGGATGATGAATAGGCGCGAGTTCGACAAGCTGCTGGCTAGGGATAAGCATTGTTTGCATTGTGGCAAGACCGATGACACGCTGATTCCGCAGCACAGGGCTAATCGTGGCTTTGGTGGTGCAGGTCGCAAATCTGCGCTAAATAATGCATCGAATCTTATTGTTTTTTGTGCTGAGGCGAATCAGCTGATTGAGTCGGATGCGGTGTGGGCTGACCGTGCCAGGTTGTTTGGTTGGAAGTTGTCGCGTTGGGCTGATCCGTCTGTGACACCGGTTTATGATTTGCCGAACGCTGTTTATTGCATTTTGGGCGATGACTGGTCTAGGGTGGACTTGCATAACTACGGCAAAGGGTATTTGACGAATGAAAATCGGAAGTCTTTTTAGCGGCTACGGCGGCTTGGATTTGGCTGTGCAGGAAGTGTTTGGCGCACAGGTGGTTTGGCATTGTGAGTGGGAAGATGCGCCTTCTAAGGTGTTAGATGCTCATTGGCCTGGTGTGCCGAATTATCGTGATGTGACCAAAGTGGATTTTACACAGGTTGAGCGTGTTGACATTTTGACTGGTGGGTTTCCGTGTCAGGATTTGTCGGTTGCTGGTAAGCGTAAAGGGTTGACTGATGGCACACGGTCTAATTTGTGGTTTGAGTTTCATCGTGCCATTGTTGAACTTCAACCGAAGTTTGTTGTGATTGAGAATGTTAGGGGTTTGTTGAGTGGTAAAGCACATAGCGAGTTGGAATGCGAAGTTGCAGGTGTGGGGTTTGATGGATCACAGCCTGTTCTCAGAGCGATGGGTGCTGTGGCAGGAAGTTTGGCCGAAATCGGGTATGACTGTCGATGGGACACTGTTCGAGCTTCAGATGCCGGCGCACCTCATAGGCGAGAGCGAGTTTTCATCCTTGCCAACCGTCAAGGCTAGGGATTCGCAGGCTGAGGGTTATGAAGCTGGTTTGCGCCGTTCACAGCCACAGATAGGCACTTTGGTCAAGGCCATTGTCGATGGCGATGACAGGCTTTTGCCAACACCAAGCACTCAGGATAACTCTGGCAAGTGTCGTGATCATGGTGGCGATTTGTTGCATGAGTTTATTTGTGGTTGTGAACGGTCTGAGCGCAAAGACTTAGCTGATGAAGACAAGTTGCTAAGGACACCACGAGCATCTGATGGTGTCGGTGGTGCTTTGGGTGAAAAGGTTGCGTTAGAGCGTGGCAATTCTGTTGGGATTCGTGATCAGGTCATGGATTTGGTTGCTGGTCAGGGTTTGCAGGTTAGTCGTGCAGAAGTAAATGTTTTGCCAACACCGAAGGCTTTGGATGGGGTCAAGGGCAATTTGAAGTCATCGCAGGAACGGTTGGATTCGGGTCGGCAGGTCGATTTGCCAAATGTTGCCATTGACTTGCAAGACAAGCAAACTAATTGGGGTAAGTTTGAGCCTGCGATTCGCCGTTGGGAAGCCGTCACAAGGCCAGCACCAGCACCAACGAAACCTGATGGGAAGGATGGCAACCACCGTTTGAGCAGCTTGTTTACGGAGTGGATGATGGGTTTGCCTGCTGGTTGGGTGACTGGTCATGGGTTGAAGCGTAATGATGAGTTGAAGATGTGTGGTAATGGTGTTGTGCCGCAGCAGGCCGTGTTAGCGTTACGCTATCTTTTGCAAGATGTAGAATTAGAGAAGGCCACCAGCGAGAGCTGATGACCTTCACCGATAATCGACCTATCGGCAGTTCCTAGAATACTAGGTTTGCCGTAGAAAAGGCAGTAAAAATGAGCATTGAAATCTCAAACGCAGTTTGGCGTGAATCCAAATCAACCGGCAGAGCCAGGCTCGTGCTACTCGCCATCGCAGATCACCAGGGCGAAATTGGCGCATGGCCGTCAATCGAAACCATCGCCAAAATGGTCAACGCATCCGAACGGTCAGTGCAACGCGACATTCAAGAACTTGTTGCTTTGGGTGAGCTGGAAGTTCATGTGCAAAAAGCACCTAGCCGCGGCCAATACAAATCGAACCTTTACTGGGTGATTTTGCCGTCATTGTCAGGGGTGACAAAAACAGGCTCAGGGGTGACAGATTTGGATTCAGGGGTGACAGAATCGCCGTCAGGGGTGACAGCACTTGGCGCACTAACCCTTATAGAACTATTACAGAAACCTAATATAACTACGAAGCCAAAATTGCTGGATGAAACATGGTTACCTGATGACCGGCTGATTGGAATGTTTGTCACTAAATGGCCTTTACTGAACATGAGCGAACAGACCGAAGCGTTCAAGCTGCATCACATGGCAAAAGGCTCAAAGATGGTGGATTGGGGTTTGGCTTATCAGAATTGGATGAATCGCGCTCAGGGTTGGGCTGCTGAGAAACAACCAAAAGACCAGGTGCGCAAGATTGTTGGCGATTTCTGATGTATGAGCAAAATGCCGAGAAAATCTTTCTAGGCGCAATCCTTCTCAGCGGTGGCGCGGTGCTGGATGATTGCCACCTGATCGCCAGCGACTTCTCAACTGATAAGCACTCAAAGATTTTTGCAACGATGGTGCAGATGCGCCGCGATGGTGAAGGCATCGACACGGTAACGGTGGGGTCGAAGATTCCTGAGCTGTCAGCGTATTTGCATGAGGCCACAGGGGAAACACCTGCCTGGCAGAACGCAAACTTTTATGAGCAACTAATCCATGACCGGAACGCGCGTTGGGCTTTGGTGCAGGTGGGTCACGATTTGCAGGCTGCCGGTAACGCCATTGATTCTGATGTGGATGTTGCGTTGGATCGTGCTGGCGACAAGATTGAGCAGGTCACGGTTGGCAGGTTGCGGTCTGAGGTTGAGTTTGTGAAGGACTTGATTCTGCCTGCGGTTGATAACTTGAACAGCGCACCTGACTTTGTGCCGTCACAGTGGGGCAAACTGAACGACTTTTTGGGTGGATTTCGGCCTGGTGCGTTATACATCATTGGTGCAAGGCCGGCGGTGGGTAAGTCTGTGGTTGCGGTGAACATGGCTTTTCAGTTGGCTGCGACTGGTGCGGTCAGTTTTCACAGTTTGGAAATGTCAAAGCGTGAGATTGTGAATCGCCTGTTTGCGAGTGTGTGCATGGTGAGCATGGATCACATTGAGCAGCGGAAGATGACGGCACTTGATTGGGAACGCATTGCTAAGGGTCGCGAGTTGATGTCTAGGCCGATTGCGATTGCTGACAAGTCGGGGCAGACACTGACGGATGTTCGTGCGTTTGCGAGGCAGGTCAGCAAGAAGCAGAAGTTGGCTGCCATCGTGGTCGATTATTTACAGCTGATGCAGGACACTGAGCGTGGGCGTTCTCGTTACGAGTCTGTGACGGCTATCAGCAACGGCCTGAAAATCTTGGCGCGTGACTTGGATGTGCCGGTGATTGCTTTGGCGCAGCTGAACCGTGCCGTTGAGGGTCGAAAAGACTCAGCACCGAACCTGTCTGATCTGCGTGATTCCGGTGCTATTGAGCAGGATGCCGATGTGGTGATTTTGTTGAATCGTGAACGCGCGTTGGATGACGGTGAGGATGACCGGTCAAAGATGGTGTTGCACATTGCGAAGAATCGTCACGGCAGGACAGGCCATGTTGCGCTTAGGTTTGAAGGGGTGTTTGCTCGTGTCGTTGAAAACCAGTAATCTAGCGGTGTGGAAGACAACCAGGTTCAGTGCCGTAAATGCGGTTTCATTTGGGTCGTTATTCCTAAGAAGAAACACACAGCACAGTATTGTGCGAGTTGTCGGGCTAAACCAGCGAAGCAGGTCAAATACAATGGCGAGGCGTGTATTCCGTGGCATGGTGACTTTGACCGTGAGGATCGGCCTGTGGTTCGCGGCGTTAGGTTTATGCCTGGTGACCGTATGTGTGGTCATTCCGATTGTGTGGCTTCTGCACACATTGTCAGTGGCAGTGTTTAGAATCGAACAAACTATTAGAAGGGTAAGAAAATGGCTAAAAATCTAGTTGTAACAATTACTGGTTATGCAGGCGAAATCAAGCAGGGCAAGTCAGGCGAGTATGTGGTTGTGCCTGTGCCGGTGGTTCGCAAAACCGATGCTGGTGAATGGGAAACCGTTGAGAAGCACTATTTCAACATTGCGCTCGATTCGGGTCACAGCGTTGAGAAGGATGGCTTCTATGAGGTCACTGGTGAGCTGCGGATCAGTAAGTGGCAGAACGATAAGGGCGAGGTTATCGTTTCGTTCTGGGTGTCGAAGGCTGTTTTCAGGTCGTTGGCGAAACCAGGCAACCCTGCTGGTCGCACGAACCTTGAAGCGTTTGGTGCTAGTGAGATTGCGCCGTTCTAATGCACAAACTTGTGACCTTCTTTGTTTTGGGGTCGGGTGCGCTGTTTTCGTGGCTGGCTGTTGACAGCGATGCGTTGCCTGTGCCGTTGCGGTTGTGGGCTTTGATTGTGTTTATGTTTCAGGTTGGCACGATGGCGGCTGTGTGGTTGCGGAAGTAGGCCGCGAACACGCTTTGCTGTTTGTTGATGGCAGACCAGCACCACAAGGGTCTAAGAACGCTTTTGTGATTGCCGGCAAACCTGTGATGGTTGAGGCCAGCAAACATTTACCAGCTTGGCGCAACGACATCATTCTGGCAGTCAAGCAGATGTTCAACGACACTCAGGATGTCAGCATGTTCGTTGACCCTGTAAAACTAAAAGTGACCTTCTATCTTGAACGGCCACCAAACACCAAGTTCGTGAACTATCCAGGCGGAAAACCCGACTTGGATCACTATATCCGCGGATGCGGTGATGCACTCAAAATCGCTGGACTTGTCAAGGATGACAGTTTGATAGTCAAGATTCTGGCTGAAAAGGTCTGGTGTGGTGAAAACACAAGGCCTGAGCCTGGCGCAACCATCGAATTGTGGCGTTTGTAACGGTTTGATAACGACACGCAAAATGGGCGTTTCGGTGCTTGAAATCAGAGTCGAACAGGGGCATTATTGACCTATCAGGCCAACAAACTGATGAAGGGTAAAAAAATGAACGCAACAGCTGGACAGGTTTATACCTGCAAGAAGAACAACACAACCATTCGCATTATTCGCATTGCCGATCGCAAGCGCACTAGCAAGGTTGTGCGAGTAGAAGTAACTAATGGCCGCGGCGAGAAATCTGTTCGTGCAATCAGCGAGTGGAACTTGTGGGCGAACTACGAACTTGCAACTGAGCAGGTGAGCGCATAATGAAAATTCTTTTGGTATTAGCTGCCGGTGCAGCTTTGGGCTTCGGTCTGCATTATGTCTACGAGTTTGGATTAGAACTGTGGATGGTTGGAATCTTCTCACTTGTGTTTGCTGGTGGCATGTTCTACGACTACTACACCCGACCAGGTGTGAAGCGAGGCCGCAAATGAGCGCCGATGCAAAATACACTTTTGAGCAGGTTTCTTTGGCTGTGCGTGAAGCAGCTAACACTGCCTATGAGATGGGCAAGATGGAAACTGTTGTGAAGGTTGCCGACTTTATTCAGTCGTTGGCACAACATCCGTCTAAGACACCTTCGTTGGAGTATGTCGCTGAGAGGGTGCGTGACTTCGATGCTTGATCTGACTAAACCTGAAATCAAACAGGCTTACCTGTTGGGTGTTGAAGCCGGTCGCACTAGCGCGAACACTGATGCTGACCGTGCAGCGCAAAACACTGAGAACCGTATTGTTTATGAGCTTGGGCTTTATCACACGAAACTTGTGAAGCATGATTGCGTTGTGCAGGCTGGTGTGGTCAAACACTGCATCGGTCTTATCCAGGGCGAGGTGCTAAATGATTGATCCGCATGGTGAACCGGTGCGCGAGAACTATCGCAAACAGGGTGAGGTTCGTGAGCGTGAGCGCATTGTTGAGCTAATCAAACGACAGGTGTGTTTCGATGCTTTGGCTGACCACGATGCGATGGAAACTTTCCGCATGGCACATCCTGAAATCGTTGGCCGTTGCGCTCATCATGGCGGCAAATGCACAGACCTGTTGAACCTAATTGCAAGATTGGAGTCACAATGAGTAATCCTGAACTGGAACGCGAGTTCGACCCTAAATGGTTTGAGCCTGCGCCTAATCAATCGCAATACACGCAGGGCTTCTATGCTGGCAGGATTTTTGAGCGTGAGCGCATTCTGGCCGATGTTGAGAAGTTGTTGCCTAGAATCAATGAGCAGGGTCAAGCAGCCTGGTTTAGACACGCAGCTTATGTTCGCGCAATCAAGGGTGGTAACTGATGGATGTCTTGTATGTGGGTTTCGGCATCATTATCGCCTGCACAGCGATTGTTGCCTGGCTGAGAGCCGGTGACGAATGATGCGCAATCAGGTCAAACTATTCCTAAGCAACGCAGCTGAACTTCGTGCAGCATCGAAACTGATTGATGATGACAACCTTGTGTGGGATGAAGACTTTGAGGGTATCCGCAAAGACTTGGCCGCCTGGTTGCTTGATGAGTCGCGCAAAGGAAACCACGCCAACCGTTACGCTTTGATGGTTGCGCAGAAACTGAACAGGGGCTGGTGATGGGTTTACTAGACAATTTAGAACCACACAAGAAGGCTAGGCCGTGTCGTGTCAGGTCGTTGTTGGCTGAACTTGATAAGAAGGATGCCGACATTCTGGCTTCTGCGTTGCAGTCACCTGATCTGTGGCCTGCAAAGACTCTGAGTGTTGCGCTTCGACAGCGCGGCGTGTTGTTGTCTGATTCCGCTGTTACTCATCACCGTTCAAAAGCGTGTTCATGTGGGAAGATTGACTGATGCTAGAAGACTTGCAACCAGCACCAAAACTTGATGCGCCGAACAGTTGGCGGCCTGCTGTTGAGTTCGATGGCACTAATGGCGAAGCAACCACCAGGGGCTTCTTACCTGATGAGCAGCCGAACTTTGATGAGTTTTTGGTTGAGGCTGGTTTTGACCCTGCGCTTATTGAGATTGTGGGCGAACCACGCACTAGCCGTTGGCAGGTGGCTAGACCGTTTCCGTTAGATCCGCAGTGGTTGACGGCTTATCGTTTCAGGTTCAGGAAACGCACCGGCACTAACCCTGATTTGCCGTTGTTGTTTGCTGAGGCTAAGAAGACTAGGCCGCGCACACCGAAGGCCACAGCGAATGAAAAGGTGTTTGTTGTTTGTTTGGCAGATTTTCAGGTTGGCAAGGTTGATTACCGTGGGGGCAGTAAAGAGCTGATTCAGCGCGTGTTGGCTTCGTATGACCGTATTGAAGCACAGTTGAAGGCCGGCAAGTATGGGCGAATCTATGCGTTGGATTTGGGTGACATCATTGAGGGCATTGAGAACGCTGCCAGCATGACACAGTTGCAGACCAACGACCTGTCTGTGATGCAGCAGGTTGATTTGGCTGCTTCGCTGGTTTGGGATTTTTTGAAGATGGCAACGAAGTATGCGCCGGTGACTTATGCCAGCATCGGGTCGAACCATTGTCAGTGGCGTGTGAACCGTCAACAGATTGGCAAACCTGGGCGCGATGACTGGGGCATTGTTATCCTGCAACAGCTGCGCCGACTAGCCGTAGAGGTCGGGTTGCCTGTTGACTTCCTTGTGCCACATGAGCAGGAAGAATCACTAATTTTTGATGCGTTCGGTGACGGTTTCCACCTTGTCGGCATTGCTCACGGTCACCAGTTCAGCAGACCTGAGAACGCTGTGACTTGGTGGCGGCAGAACACCTTTGGCAATCAGACGATCAGCGCGGCATCTATCCTGCTCACAGCACATTTTCACCACCTTAGAGTTGTTGAGGCTGGTGCTAGTCACAATGGCGGTTCACGGTTCTGGGTGCAGGCCACGACCAGCGACAACGGATCGTCATGGTTCAAGCGTGTGTCGGGCGAAGACAGTGTGCCTGGCATCACCTGTTTGGAACTGACCAAAGGTTTGCACTATCAAGGCGCGGTGCTTAAACTGTAAGACTTGGGGCGCAAGTGGTTTCGACTGCAATCAAGACCTTGTTGGGGTAATTGCAGGAGCAGGATTCGACTTCCTGGCGCTCCACTAATAACTGAATATCGTTCGACAATAAACGCCGAGAAATTACTCTCAACCAGGAAAGGTAGGCGCTAAATGAAGAAACAACTAATCGCACTCACAACTTTGGGTGTCATTCTTGCCGGTTGCTCATCATCGGCAACAGCTGCGCAAATACCTGCGCCACAGGCCATCGTAAAAACAAACCCTGATTTCATGACCCTTGTGAAGCAGGATGCTGCCGAGTTCCGCATGGCTAAGGTTGTGAAGGCTTTGAAGAAGCGCGTGGGCAAAACCTGGTATGTGTTCAGTGGTTCTACGCCTTCGGGTTGGGATTGCTCAGGGATGACTAGGTGGGCTTATCAGCAGATCGGAATAGACCTTCCCCACTCAGCTAATAAGCAGGCTCGTGCCGGTGTGAAGGTGTCTGCACCGGCTATCGGTGACTTGGTGCTGTTTGGTTACAAAGGCACGAACACCTTCTTCCATGCCAGCATCTACATTGGCAACGGCAAGGTTATTCATGCAGGGTTTAAGAAGGGTCAGACCACTTCTGTTCTTGACTTGCAGTCGGCCAGCGTAAAGAATACAAAGATGAGATTTGTGAGGGTTGGTTGATGTATCAGTGTGAGCGTTGCGGTTGTGAGATGTCTGAGGTGCTGGTGTTGGCGCGGAAGAAGCGCGGCAAAGACCTGTGGGGTTGTGCGCAGTGCAAGGCTGGTCAGATGGCGCGTGTGAAGACTGCTTATGGTTTGTGCCAACCTCATCAGGGTTTGTTTGATGATGACGATAATCCGTTGGATAAGTTTGGGCGTTTGTATCGGCCTGGTCTTAGGCTTTGTGGGTATCGGGATTGTGTGGCTGTTGACCATTTGGTTCTTGACCCTGGTTGCCGGTTGGATTCGGGTATTGGTCGTGCGTTGCGGAAGGCTGCTGGTTGATTGAGTTAGAGAACGCTGTTGTTTATCACGGCAGCAACCTTGATGTGTTGCCGACCCTGCCTGATAACAGTGTGGATGCGATTGTTACTGATCCACCGTATGAGCTTGGGTTTATGGGTAAGAGTTGGGATAGCAGCGGCATCGCCTATTCGGTGGAGTTGTGGCAGGAGTGTCTGAGGGTGTTGAAGCCTGGCGGTCACTTGTTGGCGTTCGGTGGGTCGCGCACCTGGCATCGTATTGCGGTGGCGATTGAGGATGCTGGTTTCGATGTGCGTGATTCGATTGCTTGGTTGTATGGGTCAGGGTTTCCTAAGTCGTTGGACATTGCCAAAGCAATAAACAAATCAGCCGGTGTTGAGTTTGAAGCAAAGCCAGCCAGCGGTGTTGGATTTATGAACAGCACGGATGACGGCTACAACACAACCTTGAACCAACTAAGTCAGGTGGGCGAATCCACAGAAGAAGCAAAGAAATGGCAGGGTTGGGGAACAGCGTTGAAACCAGCGTTTGAACCTGTTGTTGTTGCTCGTAAGCCTTTGGTTGGGACTGTTGCTGCGAATGTTTTGTTGTGGGGTGTTGGTGGGTTGAACATTGACGGCTCACGCATCCAAAGTGACATAACGCAAGACCCGAATTATCGGCCGAATGCTGCAAACCACAAGGGTCACGGTAGTTCATTCAGCGTCGGTGGTGACAATCTAAGAGCAATAACTGACTTACCTGATTCTGGTTTTCACAATTCTGCTGGTCGTTGGCCTACGAACATTATTCTTGATGAACACACGGCAGGGCTACTGGACGAACAAAGCGGCATCAGCAAAAGCACAGGTGGCCGCATAGGTAAAAAAGAAACATCAAACATCGACTTCGGATTATCGGGCAAGTATGAAAAGGGCGATCCAGGTTTTGGCGATGTTGGTGGTGCTAGTCGTTTCTTTTATGTTGCTAAGGCTAGTAAGAAAGACCGAAACGAAGGGCTGGAAGACTTAGAAGCGCAACGCCATGCTGACCGTGAATCGGCTGACGGCGTTGGTGGCGATAACCCAAGAAACCGAACCAACCAAGCAAAACAGAACTTTCACCCGACTGTCAAACCAACAGCACTAATGGAATACCTTGTGAAGCTGGTAACACCACCAGGCGGCACAGTGCTAGATCCGTTCACAGGGTCAGGCAGCACCGGCAAAGCAGCGTTGCTAAACGGCTTCAAGTTCATCGGCATAGAACTAACAGCCGACTATCTGCCAATCATCGAAGGCAGACTAAAACACGCAGCCGAAACCTATGCAGCAAAAGCCACAGAAGAAGAAACAAAAGAACAGGAAACACTGTTTTGACTGCCAAAGAATTGTTAGCAGCGTTACAGGCTTACTATGTTGAGCTGTATCAGTTGGGTGCTGATCGTGAAGCGGTGGCTATCAAACAGTTCATCGAACGCCTAGACAAGTAACGCCGTTATCCCTAGCCGTGTAGAATTGGAACATGTTTGAAGTTTCATACAACACCACTAAACAAAGAAAAGTTTGTGAACGCTGCTTAGTTGAGTGGCCTGACAGTGGCTTTTATTTCTATCGCGACCCGAAAGGTGGTCGAAGAAACTATTGCAAGAACTGTCCGACAAGGCCAAGCAAATCAGGCAACAAACTGGAACAGGTCTTTGAACGCTACAAGGTAGATGTCAATGGGTGCTGGATTTGGCAGGGAAGCAAAGACCAATTTGGTTATGGCATTTTTTACTATCAGCAATCTAGCCATCGCGCTCACCGAATTGCCTATCACCTAACCAAAGGCGCGATAACGGATCGCAGAGTTATTGACCATGTGTGTCGCAACAAAAGTTGCATAAACCCTGAACACTTAGAAATGGTTACTCAGTTAGAAAACATTATTCGAGCAGAAGCTCAAAGGCATTGTCTTGGCTGCCAATGCCAGAAGGGATAACTATTCCGCTGTATGAATACACCTGCGCATCAGGCCACATAAGAAAAGAAATAAGAAGCATCCACGCCGAAGAACCAACAGACATCCGATGCGCTGAGTGTGGTGAACCTATGTGGCAGGTGGTGGGTGGTGTGGGTGTGTCGTTCAAAGGTTCGGGTTTCTATTCGACAGACAAAGGCAAGTGAGCCGCTTCCGTAGACCTTGCCTGACTTGTGGGCTGTTGACTGAACCAGGTCAAAGTCGTTGTGTTGTGCATCAGGCACAGGTAGATGCGCAGACAGCGAACCGTAGAGCAACGGTCAAGAAACTTACAGGTCAGTATTCTGGTGACTACAAACGCCGCGCCAAAGCCGTGCGCGAATCAGCTGTCAACTGCCACATCTGCGGCGACCCTGCACGAATAAACGATCCGTGGACAGCCGACCACATCATTGCCGGTGACCGAAACTCACCATTAGCGCCAGCACACCGTAGCTGCAACGAACGCCGCGGAAACAAACCACTCACCTAGACCCCTAGACCCCTGGTGGCATACATCGGGGATGGGTCAATTCCTATGACAAGGTGGCGAAGAACACCCCGACCTCACTTTTGCGCACACCTACGCAGTTGTGTGGTTTCTGGGTTAGTCTTGTATGGCGCTGTGTGGCGTTCTGACGGACTTTGAGCAAAGGGATGGTGTGTTTTGGCTAATCAACCTAAGCCGGCTGAATTGAGGCTGTTGCAGGGCAATCCTGGTAAGCGACCTATTCGCACGAATGATGGCATTGCGCCTTTGGATTATGGCTATCGTGAGCCGTTGAGGCCGTTGGGTGAGCAGGGTAAACAGTTTTGGGATTCGGTGTTTGGTGTTGGTGAGTTGTGGATCAGCATTAAGACTGACACGCAGCTGGTTCAGTTGATTGCTGAACAGATTGACCGGCGCGAAACTTTGCGTGACTATGTGGCTACGCATCCTGACGAGTGGCACATGACTAAGCAGCTGAATGATGTTGAGATGTTGATTGTGAAGAACCTGAGTCTGCTTGGGTTTACACCGGCTGACCGAACCAGGCTTGGTCTTATCAGCACGAAGACTAAATCGAAGTTGGAAGAACTGATGGCGTTGAAGGCTAAGAAGCAAAGTGGCTAGTTGGCCACCAGCCTGGCTGACACCCGTCGACGATGCGTCGATTGACCGTGGCGATGGCGAGTTCGCTGGCCTGTTTGCTGAGGCCTTTGGGTCTGTTGGCAAGGATGGCATTGCTGGTCGTGCTGGTGATGCGTTGCGCCTTCGCGACTGGCAGAAGGAATTGTTGAAACGGCTTTATGCGCGAGATGCTGATGGTGGCTTAGAAGCACAGATTGCACTTATTGGGATGCCTAGGAAGAACGGCAAGTCGGCGTTGTCTTCGGCAGCCATCGGTCTGTATTCGCTACTGGGCGAGGGCATCAACGGTGGTGAGGTTATCGCTGTCGCGGCTGAGAAGGAACAGGCGCGAATCGTGTTCGGTGAAGCAAAGCGAATGGTTGAGCGCAGTGAACTCAAAGACATGGTGCAGATTTACAAGGACTCAATCTTTGTGCCTGAAACTAACAGCGTGTTTCGCGTGGTCAGTGCTGAGGCGTATTCCAAAGAAGGTCTGAACCCTAGCCGTGTGATTATGGATGAGTTACACGCGCACCAGAGTCGTGAACTGTTTGATGTGTTTTCGTTGGCGATGGGTAACCGTGGCAAGATTGGGCAGCTCGTTGCGATCACGACTGCTGGTGTGAAGTCGGATGCCACCGGTCAGGACTCAATCGCCTATTCGCTTTATCAGTATGGGAAGCGTGTGGCCACAGGGGAAATCGTTGACCCTAACTTCTTCATGGCTTGGTGGGAAGCATCGCCAGAAGCAGATCACCGGTTGCCTGAAACTTGGGAATCAGCGAACCCTGGCTTTGATGACATTGTGAGCCGCGCCGATTTTGAGTCTGCTGTGAAGCGCACACCAGAAGCAGAGTTCCGCACTAAGCGTTTGAATCAGTGGGTTAGTTCGCAGCTGTCTTGGTTGCCGTCAGGTGTTTGGGAAGGGTTGGCTGACCCTCGCGAACTTGACCCTGATGACGAGTATGTGTTGGGTTTCGATGGTTCGTTCTCAGGTGACACCACGGCCATCATTGGTTGCACTATCCCAACGGCTGAGAAACCTGCTTATGTGTTCATGGTGAAGGCTTGGGAAAAGCCTGTGGGTGCTGATGACTCGTGGCGTGTTGAGATTCAAGAAGCCGAGAACGAGATTCTGGCGTTCTGTGCCGCGTATAAAGTGCGCGAAGTTGTCTGCGACCCGTTCAGGTGGCAGCGTTCTATGGAAGTTTTACAAGATCAAGGAGTGCCGATTGTTGAATATCCTACGACTTCTGCTAGGCGCATGGTTACAGCTTGCGCGAAGTTTTATGATGCGGTCACGGAATCGCGACTGAGCAATGATGGTGACCCGATGGTGTCGCGCCATTTCACTAACGCAGTGACTAAGGCCGACAACCTGGGTGTGCGCATTGTCAAAGAGAACCGAAACTCTAATCGCAGGATTGACTGTGCTGTTGCCGCCATTGCTGCGTATGACCGTGCCTCGGCTAAACTAGAAGCACAGGTTGTTCCTGAGTTCTTTATGTAAAGGCGTGTAGATGATTGCCACAATTTTTCAGGCTGCTGGTGCAGCACTAATCGCCATCGGTGTCGGTGTCGTGTTTCCACCGTTGGGTGTGGTTGTTGCCGGTGTTGGTGTGTTGTTGTTTGGTTTGGCTATTGAGCGAGGTCAGAAGTAATGCTGAATAAGTTGTTTGAGCAGAGGGCTGTTTCGTTTCAGACCGTTTGGGGTTCTGGCATTGAGGCTGGTATTGAGTCGAACGCTGGTGTTGCTATCAATGGGCAGAACGCTTTTGAGATTGTGGCGTTCTTTTCAGCTGTTTCGCTTATCAGCGACACGATTAGCACTTTGCCTTGTGATGCCTTTATTCGTGTTGATGGTGACCGTCAACCGTATAGGCCGAAGCCTAGTTGGGTTGAGCAGCCTGATGTTGACACGACTAGACAGGCGCACTATGGCGCACTTGTGACTTCGTTGCTGGTTTACGGCAACAGTTACACGCGCGTATTCCGTGACCGTAATGGCGAGGTTGTGAACCTTGTGGTTCTTGACCCGACCACCGTTGAGGTGAAGCGCAACAGCATTGGTCGCAAAACCTTTGTGGTGACTGGTGAGAATAAGACTTTGACCAGCGATGAGGTCATTCACATCATTGATTTGGCTGAACCTGGTTCGTTGACTGGTATTGCTCGCGTCACCAAGTTGAAGGATGCGTTGGGTGTGGCTTCGGCTTTGCAGTTGTATGCGGCTAGGTTCTTTGGTCAGGGTGCAACCACTCAGGGTGTTATTGAGTTCCCTGGTGCGTTGACTGCTGAACAGGCTAAGAACCTCGTTGACGGTTTCGATTCGCGCCACCGTGGTTGGCGTAAAGCTCACAAGACCGGTGTGTTGTCTGGTGGCGCACAATACAAGCCGACCAGCGTTCCTAACGATCAGGCACAGTTCTTGGATTCACGCAGGTTCGCTGTGGAAGAAATGGCTCGTGCGTTCAACATTCCGTTGCACATGATGGATGTGCCAGGTGCATCCAGCTACGCGTCTTCTGAGAATAACAACTTACAGTTCATAAGTCACACGCTAAGACCTATCCTCGAAAAGATTGAGTGGAGTTACAGCAGACTGTTGCCGACACCGGCGGCGTTTATCAAGTTCAACTTCAACGCGCTTCTTCGTGGCGATTTGCAGACACGCATGACTGCTTATTCGGTTGGCACTCAGGCTGGTTTTATGTCGGTCAACGATGTGCGCAGGTTGGAAGACTTGTCACCTGTTGACGATGGCAACCAGTTCCGTGTGCCACTCGCCAACATTGACCTTGCGCAGACGGCTGTGGTGGAAGAAGAAAAGCGCGTGAAGATGGCACAGATGCTTATTCAGGTTGGTTTCGACCCTGCCGAAACTTTGGCTGGTCTTGGTTTGCCACCTATCGCTCACACAGGCGTTCCTAGCACTCAGCTGCAACCTGTGGCACAGATTGATCCGACAGCACCAGGCACGGTTTACTAATGGCTTTGCCGATTGAGTCTGGTCGTATAACGGTTGGCACAACACCGGTGCAGATTGATGGTGTTGGCGTTTCGCCTATTCGCCTTTATGTTCACAACGAGGCGAACGACAAAACTCTTTACATCGGCGGCAGTGATGTTTCGATTCTCAATGGTTTCGGCATCAATAAGTTGGAAACGAACGATTTTCTTATTTTCCCAAATCAGTCTTTGTGGATTGTGTCGGAAACATCAGGCCACACCGTTAGTTATCTAAGGATTCCTGTCTAATGCCATATTTCATTGCTAAGAACCGTGTCGGGTGCGAGTCGGGTTGGGCTGTTGTCGATGACACTGGTGACTTGGTTGCCTGCCACGACAGCAAACAGGGCGCGATTGATAACGCTGTGGCTTTGAGCATCGCCACCGAAGAACCGTTTGAGGGTGAACGCGCCGTGTCTGTCGCTGTTGGCGATTATGTCACTTGGGATGTTGATGGCGAAACTAAGACCGGTGAGGTTTATTCCGTTGATGATGAAACGGCTCAGGTCAAAATTTATGACGACATGGGTGGTTTCTTTGTGGAAACCGTTTTGATAAGTGTTGTGCCTGTCGCAGATTTGACCAAGATTGACCAGCCAGAAGTCTTTGATGAAGAAGACCAGGATGAAGACCGTGCAATAAATCAGGAAGCACCTGCATACATGAGGGCAGCTGCGAGGCGTGGTCTTGAATATTATGAGCAGGGTTTGGCTGGTGACGGCCTTGTGGATCGCACTGTGCGTGAGGCGCGTGAGATGGCTGAGGGTCGTGTGAGCGATGACAAGTGGGTTCGCATTGCTGCGTGGATTGCTAGACACATGGGCGATTTGGATTCGCCTGATGCTGACCCTTCTTCTGACAACTATCCTTCGGCTGGTGTTGTTGCGCATTTGTTGTGGGGCAGTGGGCCAGGTAAGAGAGCTGCTGAACGCACTATGGCTTATGCAGAATCGGTGGTTGCTAGAATTGAAGCAGAGCAAGAAAGAGATGCTATGACTGTTGATGTTCGTTCTAAGTGGGTTGATGTTGCTCACAGAATCAAGGCGCAGATTGAGGGTGGCACGGTTGAGGGTCGCACTAAGCCTGAGCCTGAGCAGCGTGTCAATGTAACAGATTTTGAGATTCGCGAAACACCTGCCGGCATGACCTTCACTGGTTACGCTGCCGTGTTCAACAGCGATTCTGTGCCGTTGCCGTTCATTGAGCGCATCGCACCTGGTGCGTTTAAGCGTTCTTTGCAGTCGCGCAATGAGGTCAAGTTGTTGTGGAATCATGATGCTGGTGAGCCTTTGGCTTCGGTTCGTGGTGGCACTCTGAAATTGACTGAGGATGAGCGTGGCTTGAAGGTCGAAGCGACCCTGGCTAATACGACTCGTGGCCGTGATGTGAGCGAACTTATCCGTTCTAAGACCGTGGATTCTATGTCGTTTGGTTTCTCGGTGATAAAGGATTCTTGGTCGGGCGATGTGCGAACCCTACAAGCCGTGCGTTTGTTTGAGGTCAGCATTGTCAGCTCACCGGCCTATGAAGGCACGGCTGGCACAGTGGCAGTCAGATCAACCACCGGCATTGATGCCGACCAGTTGGCTGATGCGCTTATGCGTTTGGAATCGGGCGAAGACCTAGACCCGACACAGGCAACACTCATAACCGATGTTGTGTCGAAACTGACTAAGACCGAAGAAGTGCAAGAAGTTCAGGGTGACATTCTCGCCTTGAAGAAGAAGAAACTAGACCTGCTAATGAAGGACATCTAATGCCAACGAAAGAAGAATACGAGATTGCAATAAAGGTAATCAATGAAATTGCTGGTTCACCTGATAGCGGCGTTATTGCCGAACTGGTGAAGGACATTGCATCGGCATCAGCACCGGCCAAAGAAGTTCGTGTGACTGAGGCAAAAGAAACTCGTTAGATCGCAGTTCTTTTCCCCTGCTGGTTTTCTTACCCTTTACCGGCAGGGGTTTTCTTTTACGCTGTTATATTGCGTTGGCTAAACTTATTCACAGGTTGAGCGTTAGCGCCACCGTTTCTGTTCTGTGTCATTCACGGCAGGTTTCCCTAATCCCTAAAACTGAAAGAGGACATTATGTCTGAATTTATCAAGGGTCAGGCAGAAGTTCGCAACAACCTTGTTGCACAGATGCGCGAAGTCTTGGACATCGCTGAGTCTGAGAAGCGTGGACTAACTGCCGAAGACCTACAAAAGATTGACCGTATCGAGGCTGACATTGCGCAGCGCGATGCTGCTATTGCTACTGCTGAGAAGGTGGCACAGCGTTCAGCTGAGGCTGCTCAGGCTGCTGGCTCGTTCGCACCAGAGGTTGCACCTGCTTCTTCTGAGGCTGATGTTCTTCGTGCGATTGCTCGTGGTGAGGTTCGTTCACACGAGTTCATGCGTGAACTACGCGCACCACTAACACCTTCAAGCAACACCGTTCCAACCTCGTTCTATGACCAGGTGTTCCAGATTGCGACCCAGGTTGGGCCAATCCTAAGCACCTCAGAGGTGTTCAACACTGCATCAGGTGAGAACCTAATCTTGCCAACCGTTACTGCAATCAGCACTTCTGGTTCAGTTGCGGCTGCTGGAACTGTGTCAGAGTCAAACCCAACCTTCTCATCAATCACTCTTGGTGCGATCAAGTATGGTGCGATTGTCAACTTGGCTAACGAGTTGGTAACTGACGCTGGTTTCGACATCACTGGTTACATTGCACAGCAGCTTGGAACTTCGCTTGGTGTGCAGACTAACACTGCGCTAACTGACAAGTTGGTTGCTGCTGCTGGTTCTGTTGTTACCGGTGGAACTGGTGTTTCAGGTGCTGCTACTTACGAGAACCTAATCGATTTGGTCTACGGTATCGAATCGGGGGCTAGAACTCTCCCCGGGCTCGGCTTTATGATGGCTAAGTCTGGTATTGCTGCTGCTCGTAAGTTGAAGGATGGTTCAGGTGCTTACATCTGGACTGACAACGCTGTTGTTGGTCAGCCAGCTTCGTTGCTTGGTTACCCTGTTTACGAGAACCCTGCAATTCCTGCTGTTGCTACTGGTGCGAAGAGCGTGCTTTTCGGGCACTTAGGGTCATTTAAGGCCAGGGTCGCCGGCGGCGTGCAGGTTGCATCGTCAACCGACTTTAACTTCAACACCGATGTGACTGCTTACCGTGGTCTTATCCGTGTTGACGGTGCACTAACCCACGCAACACACATAGGATTTTTCAAGGGCGGGGCTAGCTAAGAAGCTAGTTCTGGCTTAGAAAGTCTAAGCTGAGAAGGTCGGTAAGCGCGTAGACTTACCGGCCTTCTCTTTTTTTGCGCCATTCCATGATTGTCAGTTCACGCTTTTGACTGTTGCAACTTTTGCAGGCTGACACTAGGTTGCCGATTGAGTCGCGACCACCTCGCGCAACTGCTATGACATGATCTACGGTTAGCCGTTCGGTTGTGCCACAGTAGAAGCATGGTTGTTGGCTTAGGCGTTTGAGTTCACTTTTACTAATAGCAAAAATGCCATTGGCTTTTCGCCTGGCGTTACGCCTGCGAGTGTCAGCTGCAACTTCTAAATGGCGTTTTTTGCGAGATTTAGCCATGTTGATTTTGTGCTGTTCAGGGTTGTCTTTTATGCGCTGATTTGCATAAGCAATTCGCTTATCACGGTTGCGTTCGTAGTTGCTTTTCTGTTCGGCTTTGATTGTGTCTGCGTGTCGTTTGCGATAGTCAGCGCGAGCTAGTCGGCGGCACGGCTGGCATTGACTGTAAAGGCCATCAGGTGTTTTGCTGTGTTTGCCAAAGTCTGTGCGTGGCAGGATTTGCTTACAGCGGCTGCAAGTCTTAGAATCGGTCATATCGAAACTCCTATTTCGGTCACGCGCCAGGATGCTGATTACATCGCTGGCGCACTCTTATTTTACCCTGTTTCTGTTGTATTCTGTTTACATCTACGAAAGGGTTTCCCATGCTCAAAGGCATTGTTTCTTGGTTCTCTAATTCGCCTACTGCGCCGACTGGTTACGGTATGCAGTCGAACCAGGTCTTGAACCGTATGATTCGTGACGGCCTTGATGTTGCTGTGTTGAGCAACTATGGTCGCGAGGGTGTGAACGGCACTTGGGAATCTGATTATGGTGTTGTGCCTGAGTATGCGCGTGGTGCTGAACCGTATTCGCAGGATGTTACGCCGCTGAATCACCTGCATCATGTTGCCGCCGTTGAGAAGAAGAAGGGTAAGTTGCCGAATGTTTTGGTGACTCTTTATGATGTTTGGATTTTGCGTGGCGATAAGTATGCCGACCTGAACATTGCTTCGTGGGTTCCGATTGACCATAACCCGATTCCACCTTTGGTGTTGGAGTGGTGTAAGCGACCTAATGTGACACCGATTGCGATGAGTCGTTGGGGTCAGGCGCAGTTGGCGAGGTTTGGTGTTGAGGCTGAGTTTGTGCCTCATGCTGTTGAGCCGGTGTTCAAACCGACTTGGGATGTGGATGGTCAGCTTGTTCGCGATTACATGGGGTTGACTGCTGACAACTTTGTGGTGGGTATGAATTTCGCTAACAAGGCTAGTGGTGCGATTCATAGGAAGGCTGTGGCTGAGGCGTTTCTGGCGTTCAGCCTGTTCGCGAAGGATAAGCCCGATGCTGTGCTGTATTTGCACACAGACATGTTCGGGTCGTTTGGTGGTTGGAAGTTAGACCAGTTGTTGACCAGCTGTGGCTTGACACGCAATCAGGTCATGTTCTGCGATCAGGTGTCTTACCGTTATGGCTATTCTCAGGAACATTTGGCGGCGTTTTATACGGCTATGGATGTTTACCTGGGCATCAGTTATGGTGAAGGTTTTGGGGTTGGCACTGTTGAGGCGCAGGCTTGTGGCACACCGGTTATCGTGTCGGACATTTGTGCCAGCACCGAGTTGTGTGGCGATGGTTGGCTGATTGAGTGTCAGCCGTTGTGGGATGAGGCGCAGAAGTCTTGGTTTAGTGTGCCGAACATTCCGCAGACTGTGGCGGCGTTGCAGGCAGCTTATGACAGGCCGCGTGGCAAGTCGCAGAAGGCGATTGATTTTGCTGAGGGTTTTGGTGCTGAGAAGGTTTGGCGCAAATACTGGCAGCCTGTGTTGAAGAAGATTTTGCGATGATTCCTGTTTTGGGGTTTTGCACTCTGAAACGCTTTGACCTGGCTGACCGGTTACTTGCCAGCATTGATTACCCTGTTGAGCATCTAGTCGTGGTCAACAATTCGGGAACTAAGACCTGGCAACCGACAAAGCCTGAGCTGGTCAAACACCTGTGGCACATTGAAGTTCCGTTCGGTCTTGGTTTGGTAGGTGCTTGGAATCTGATTGTGAAGGCCACACCGTATGCGCCTTACTGGGTTTTGGTGAACGATGATGCTTGGTTTGAGCCTGGTCAGATGGCGAACATCCCCGATCAGGTGGACACGCAGGCGTTGAACTTCTTGGACATTGTGCCACAGTGGTCGGGTGTGGTGTTTGGTGAGGGCATGGTTGAGAAGGTTGGTTTGTATGACGAGAATTTTTATCCGCTTTATTTCGATGATAATGACTTGGAACGCCGCGTTGATTTGGCTGCCGTAGCAAAGAAAACTATTGCCTGCAAAATGGGTCATAATAACAGTTCTACGCTTCATAGCGGCTTCCAAAATGTGAACTCGCTGTCATACAGCAGGAACCAAACTTTGTCGGCTGAGAGAGCCGCACAAGGCCGTATAGAGGCAAATGCGTGGACATTACAAACAAGAAGGGCAAATCGATGGGATTGAAAAGACCAACCGTTTACACTGGCGGAACATTCGACCTGCTACATCCAGGCCACATGGCGTTTCTGGAACGCTGCCACGAGATAGGTGATGTGGTGGTGTCGTTGAACACTGATGAGTTCATTGTCGAATACAAGGGCAAAGCACCGGTGATGACTTACCGTGAACGCGAAGCAACCTTGTTGGGTTGTAAGTGGGTGGCAGCTGTTGTGCCGAACATGGGTGGTGCGGATTCTAAGCCGACCATTGAGCAGGTGCGACCTGATTATGTTGTGATCGGTAGTGATTGGGCGCGGCGCGATTATTACTATCAGATGGGTTTTGACCAGGATTGGTTGGATGAGCGTGGCATCGGTTTGGTTTATCTGCCTTACACGGATGGCATCAGCACGACTGCTATAAAGGCACGGTTGACTAACGGCTAAACTAGAACCATAGATTTTAGGAGTTTGTGTGGCGATTACTAACGGTTATGCGACTTTGGCTGATGTCAAAGCGGCGTTGCGAATAACAGACAGCATTGATGACAGTTTGCTGGAAACGGCTATTGAGTCGGCTTCACGCCTGGTTGATGGTTTCGCTGGTCGCAACTTTTACCCGAATGGCACAGCAACCCGATTCTTCACACCAGAAGACACGATTGTTTGCGAGATTGACGACTTGATTTCGTTGAGCAGCCTTGTGGTGTCCGCCGACCTTGATGGCGTGTTTGACCAGACTTGGACTGCCACCGATTACCAGCTTGAACCTTTGAACGGTAGGGCTGATGGTTTGACTGGTTGGCCTGCAACACGGATCAGGGCTGTTGGCGATTATGTGTTTGGCACAAACATTGGTGAGGCCAGTGTGCGTGTGACTGGCACTTGGGGTTGGTCTGCTGCACCGGTGGCTGTAAAACAGGCGACCATTATTCAGGCCAGCCGAATCTTCAAACGCCTTGACTCACCGTTGGGTGTGTTGTCTGCACCAGACCTCGGTTACATTCGGGTTGGCACAAGACTTGACCCTGATGTTCAGCAGCTTGTTGAGCCGTATCGCCTGGCAAGGTTCATGGCGTAATGGCACAGATTAGTGACCTTAGACAAGGCATCGCAACGAACCTGGCAACCATCACTGGTTTGCGCACTGGTTCGACTATCCCTGCGAATGTCAATCCACCGTTCGCGATCATTGCACCGGCATCGGTTGACTATCACAAAGCGTTCTACAACGGCCTGTCAACATACAACTTCACCGTGACTTTGGTTGTTGGTTTGGCTAGTGAGAGAACGGCACAGAACTCGTTGGATGCTTACTGTTCGCCAACAGGTTCTTCTAGTATTCGTGGGGCAGTAGAATTAGACAAGACACTCGGTGGTAAAGCTTTTGACTGCATAGTGTCTGGGATGAGAAACTACGGCTCAATTTCACTCGGAGATAACACATACCTGGCAGCTGAGTTTGACTTAGTTGTGCAGGCAGACTAACAAGGAGATTCAGGATGGCAAAATTTGTCGCCACAGACCACAAAATAACAATCAACGGAACCAACCTCAGCAACTCGCTTCAATCTGTTGATCTAACAATTCAGGCTGATGAAGTTGACACAACCACTTTTGGTGGCAACTTCAAGACCGTTACCGGTGGCCTACTCTCAGGTTCAGTGACCCTGAACTTCTACCAGGACTTTGGTGCTGCTGCTGTTGATGCAACCCTTTGGCCTTTGTTGAACACTGCTGCAACTGTTGTCATTACGCCAACTAGCGCAACCGTGTCATCAACTAACCCTTCATACACTGCTGTTTGCCTTGTTTCGCAATACCAGCCGTTTGCTTCAACCGTTGGCGACCTCGCAACTTTGTCGGTCACCTGGCCAACAAGCGGCACAGTCACTCGCGCAACAGCCTAATTCTTCACCAATAACTAAAAAGGAAACCAAATGAAACTCAATCTACGCGCCGAATTTTTGGATGGCAGAACCATTGACCCGATTCCGGTAATTATGCCTGACATGCTGAAATTTGAAGAGAAGTTCAATTTGTCTGTCGGCACTTTGGCTAAGTCTGAGAAACTGACACACATTGTGTTTTTGGCTTGGGCTTCGTTGAGTCGCACTAAGCAGACCGATAAGAGCTTTGAGGATTTCATTGAAACGGTTTCTGCGGTTTCTGCGAGTGAATCCGACCCAAAATAGTTGGGCTTGGCGATGAGTCTGCTCATTGGCTCATCGCCGGCCTTGCTGTTGAAACAGGTATTGCACCAAGTTTGTTGATGCAAGAAACGCCTCGTATGTTGTTTACTTTGCAACGGTATTTGATTCATAAGAATCAGGCGAGGTAAAAGAAAACCCTAAGACCGAAATCTTAGGGTTTCTTTATTTCCAGCGACTATTTGGGGGAAATGTGCTGGAAGCCTGTGAGTTGGAAGTTCGGGTGTTGTAGCACTGCACCTGCGGCGAGGTCTAACATACGCTGGATGTCTGACACGCTAAATCGTGAGTGTTCAATGATGTAGGCGAAGTTGTCTGCATCGGTTATGGCGTTGTATGCCAAACGCACCACGAGTGCTTGCCACGCTGGATTGTCTAGTGGCAGATTGCCACGCTCAATGCAAACAAGTGCTGCCTCGTAGTAGAAAACATCTGTCAACTGATCTGCCAGGTCATAGTCAAGGTGACCGATGGCTGACCAGATTTCGTCTTCACCGGTGGGATTGAACTTGCTGCCAGCTTGCATGATGTCTGCGGTGCGTTCGACAACATCCTGATAAGCGGTGTGCGCTTCTTTATAGATTCCCATGATTACCCTTTGTGCTGTTTGTTGGCCAGCGGTTCAACATTAGGCGTTTGCCTAGCTGTGTGCAAGTTCATTTGCAAGTTTCTAAAATAACGGTTTGATAACGGGGCGGTAGAATTGACCCTATGGCCGAACCACTAAAACTCATAATCGCTAAGTTCAGCGGCGGTGTTGGGCGTTCAGGGGTTGGGGCAGGCGATTTCAGTGTGCAGGACATTCGTGAGCTGCAAAAGCGTTTGAAGGCCATTGAGCCGCGTTTGCGCACCGAACTGGTGCGTGATGTGAAGCGTATTGCTAGGCCGTTGGAGTCGGACATCAAATCGAACATCCCTAGCATTGCGCCGTTGTCGGGTATGGGTAAGGATCGTGGGCGTTTGGGTTGGGGTGTTGGTGTGCCAGCGAATAAGACCCTTATTCAGTTCAGGACTTCGGCTGGTGGCAAGTCTTTGACTACTTCGCTTGTGCGTGTCAAGGTGTCTTCGCCGGCTACTGTGTTGGCTGACATGGCTGGTCGTTCTGGCAGGTTTGTTGGTGAGGGTCGCAGGAACGATAACGCTTCGGCTAGTGAGAAGCGGCGTAATGCTTCGCCTGCGAAGGGTGCGAAGTTTATTGAGTCTTTGAACAGGGCTTTGGGGTCGGGTGCTTCGCGTATGGCTTGGCCTGCTGCTGAGAAGTCGCGCGATGCGGTGCGTGTCGCTATTGAACAGGTTTTGCGCCAGGCGTATGACCGTATAAACCAGAAGGGGTTGTGATGGCTGGTTCTATTTTTATTCCGCTGAAAACGGTTCTTGATAATTCGGGCATCAAGAAAACTCAGGCTGAGTTCGGGAAACTGGGCAAGTCGCTGAAAACGGCTTTGGGTGCTGTTGGTGTTGGTCTGAGCATTGGTGCGATTACTGCACAGTTGAAGGCTGCTGGCAAGGCCGCCGCTGAGGATGCTAAGTCGCAGGGCTTGTTGGCTCAGGCGTTGCGTAATACTGTTGGTGCTACTAATGCTCAGATTGCCAGCGTTGAGAATTCCATTAGCAAAATGGAGTCAATGTCGGCTGTTGCTGATGACAAGATCCGACCAGCGTTTGCTCAGTTGGCTCGTGCCACCGGTGATGTGGGCAAAGCTACTGAACTAACCAATTTGGCGTTGAATGTGGCGGCTGGCACTGGCCGTGATGTCAACGCTGTTGCGATTGCTTTGGGTCGCGCCTATAACGGCAACACGACTGCGTTAAGCCGTTTAGGTGTGAATGTCAAAGGTGTTAGCGATCCACTAGGTGAATTGGCGAAACAGTTTAGGGGTTCTGCTGAAGCTGCTGCAAACCTTGACCCTTATCAGCGTTTGCAGATTGTGTTTGGCAACCTGCAAGAAGACATTGGTGTTGCGCTTCTTCCTTATCTCAACCAGTTGGCTGATTACTTCAATTCAGAGGCTGGTCAGCAGGCATTAAAAGAATTTGCGGAAGATGTTGGCGAGATTAGCGAGGCGATGCTTGATTTGGCCGGTTCGATTGTCGAAACCGGTGTCATTGATTTGCTGACGGAATTTCTTGGTATCGCGGCTAAGGTTGCGAAACTTGATTTTGGTGGCATAGGTGACCAACTCAACAGCAGCGTGATGGAAGGTTGGGTTGATAAATATGTGAACAATCGTAAAGCGTTCTTGAACGACATGGAAGTTATTTCAAAAGAAGTGCCTGATCTTGCTAGAAAAATAAACGATGCAATTTCGGCCTATCTTGCAGGCAATCTAAAACCTGGTCGGCCTAGAACGGGTGGCTACATTCCACCTATAAAATTTGTTCCCGACCCTGACCCAGATCCTAAGAATAAGGGTATGAGTGAGGCTCAGAAAAAGATTGCTGCGGCTGCTAAGGCGGCTGCTGAGGCTATCAAGTCTGCGACTAAGACTGCTAATGAGCAGGCTGAGGCTTACATGAAGGCAGCTGAGGCTGCTGCTGAGTTTATGACTGCGACTCGCAAAATGGTTGATGGTTTCCGTGACATGTTCAAGGTCACACCGGAACTGGGTGCGTTTGAGCAGGCTGCTGTTGATGCGTTCAGCAACATTTTTGACACGATTGATTCGGCGTTGGCTGATGGCCTGATTTTGTCGGGTGCGGCTTCTCAGTTGCGTGAGTATGCG